ATTGTGGACTAGAGGCTTGATTGATCGCAGTCGCATTGAGAAAGCCCCACCAATGGCAAGGATTGTTGTAAGCGTTGATCCTGCGGTAACAAATAGCGAGCGCTCAGACGAAACAGGAATTATTGTGTGCGGATCTACCTCAGATGGACAGGGTTATGTCCTGGGAGATTACTCATTTAGAGGATCACCATTGCAGTGGGCAAATAAAACCGTAGAACTATTTGATGCTTACAAAGCAGATGCAGTATTGGTTGAAGTAAACCAGGGCGGTGACATGGTGGGTGCAGTGCTAAAGCAAGTGCGGCCAACATTACCAATTAGAGAAATCAGAGCGCATGTTGGTAAGAAGTTGCGAGCAGAACCAGTAGCGGCAATGTATGAGCAGGGCCGTATTCACCACATTGGGGAGTTCCCTGAATTAGAAGATCAGATGTGTACCTGGACTACAGATGAAGCAAACTCACCTGACCGCATTGATGCAATGGTTCAAGGTTTTAGCGATCTATTAGGAAAAGTTACAGTAAGCAATTACTTTAATGCGATTGCAAACCATTGCCCTAAGTGCGGGTTGCCAATGCCTAAATCATTCTCACATTGTTCAGCATGTAATACCGCTATGATTGCCCCAAAGTCTGAGGTGGCACAAGGAGCATAATGGCTGACAATTACAACACAATAATTGATCAAGGCTCTGACTGGTATCGCAACTTTCTTTACACACAGCCTGCAACTATTACCAATGTTTCAGGAAATGGTACAACTGTTACCTACACCGCAGATAATGGATTTAGCGCAGGACAAACAGTTTTTATTCAAGGGATTTTGCCTAGCCAATACAACTTAGGCAATGTGACAATTGCAAGCCGTACATCAACACAGTTCACAGTCACTAATCCTGCAACTGGGTTGTACATACAAGGCGGTACAGCATTAAGCGCAGTTGATTTGACTAACTACACCGCTGAGATGCAATTGCGCTCGCTTCCTAGTAGCCCCATTGTTGTTTTAACGCTGAATACAGCCAATGGCATTACAATTGATGGGCCAACAGGAACAATTGCTGTACATGCAACAGCGACACAAACAGCCGCTATTGTTGCAGGCCCTTATTATTATGATTTAGAGATAACATCACCTACGAATGTTAAAACACGCATTGTTCAAGGTGAATTGAATGTGAACGCAGAGGTGACAAGATGACATACAACCCAAATAACTTTTTGAACAATCCCAACCCTGTTGGAACTCCTAATGTCATTGTTGTTACACCTGGCCCAATGGGACAACAAGGCGCTCAAGGTATTCAAGGTATTTCAGGTAACTTTGCCGCACAAGGAACTCAAGGCACACAAGGTTTACAAGGTGGCGGATTTAACCAGGCACAAGGAACACAGGGTTTACAAGGCCCACAAGGATTAGATGGTGTTCAAGGTACAAATGGTTTGCAGGGCGTACAAGGCGCGCAAGGCACAACAGGTATTCAGGGTGCAACTGGTATTCAAGGTTCATTTGGTGTTCAAGGAATAATTGGTTCACAAGGAACTCAAGGCTCACAAGGTTTAACTGGTGTACAAGGTGCAACAGGAACACAAGGATTTAACGGAACTCAAGGCGTAACAGGAGCGCAAGGCATCATTGGTGCGCAGGGTGTAACAGGAATACAAGGCGCAGTTGGTGTTCAAGGATTTACTGGTGCGCAAGGAACGATTGGATCTCAGGGTTTAACAGGTATTCAAGGTTCTGTTGGTGTTCAAGGTTCTGTTGGCACACAAGGAATTACTGGTACTAATGGTTCACAAGGAACTACTGGATCACAAGGCGCAACAGGCACAACTGGATCTCAAGGTGTGCAAGGTGTTCAAGGCCACCAGGGAACAATTGGCTCACAAGGAACAACAGGCTTACAAGGTATTACAGGTATTCAAGGGCCATTTGGTACAACTGGTAATACAGGTGCGCAAGGTACAACTGGTACAGGAGTTCAAGGAGCAACTGGATCACAAGGCACAATTGGTTCTCAAGGATTAGTTGGCCCACAAGGTGCTACAGGATCACAAGGACTTGTTGGAGTTCAAGGAACTACAGGTGCGCAGGGCGCGCAAGGCGTTCAAGGCAATGACGGTACACAAGGTACAACTGGAACTCAGGGATTAACTGGCTCACAGGGAATTCAAGGCGTACAAGGACATGAAGGAACTCAGGGCGCTGAAGGAATTCAAGGTATTGAAGGCGCACAAGGAACAATCGGTACTCAAGGTGCAACTGGCTCACAAGGTTTAATTGGAATTCAAGGAACTACGGGTACACAAGGTACACAAGGAATTCAAGGAGTTACTGGTAGCCAGGGTATTCAAGGTTTAGACGGTACACAGGGCGTTCAAGGTGTTACAGGCGCAAGCGGAACATCATCATCTATCTTTGATTACCAAGCAAGAACAAACTCACAAACACCACCACCTAACGCTGGTGACATCAAATGGGATAACGCAACACAAGCAAGCGCAAATAACATTTATGTTTCTCACTTAACAACTTACAATGTGGACATTGATGTTTTATTAGCAAACATTAAAAATGGTGACATCTTCTTTATTCAAGATAGAAACAACTCTAACAACTATCAAGAATGGCAAGTAAGCGGAACACCATCAACTGTTGCAAATGATTATTGGACTTACCCAGTTACGCTTTTATCTTCAAGCGGCACAGGCACAACAAACTTTGCTAATGGCCACAACATTTCTATTATTACTCAAAGCGTTGGTGTGCAAGGAACAACAGGCGCACAAGGAACTGAGGGCGCTCAAGGAACTCAAGGCTTGCAAGGAATTCAGGGAACTACTGGCTTGCAAGGCATCACTGGTACTCAAGGATTAACTGGCGCTCAGGGAACAACTGGCACACAAGGTGTTGAGGGTATTCAGGGCGTTGAAGGTGCGCAAGGACTTGAAGGTATTCAGGGCCATGACGGAACACAGGGCATAACTGGAACTCAAGGTGCTGTTGGCTTACAAGGCACTCAAGGAATTCAAGGCCAAGAGGGAATTCAAGGCTTAGAAGGTGCGCAAGGCACTACAGGCGCTCAAGGCTTTATTGGTATTCAGGGCATAACTGGAATTCAAGGCGCAACAGGAACTCAAGGAACTCAGGGAACTCAAGGCGTTCAGGGAACTGAAGGTTTGCAAGGTGTTCAAGGAACTAATGGCTTAAATGGTGCGCAGGGAACTACAGGTGCGCAAGGTACTAATGGACTCAACGGCGCTCAAGGAACTACAGGTAGCCAGGGAACTGATGGTATTCAAGGCATAACAGGTACTCAAGGTTTTGATGGCACTCAAGGCATGACAGGTTCTCAGGGAACAACTGGTAGCCAAGGAATTCAAGGCACTACTGGAACACAGGGCGCAACAGGTTCACAAGGAACATTTGGCGCGCAGGGAACTACAGGAACTCAGGGTTTAACTGGATCACAAGGTCAAACTGGTTCTCAAGGAATTCAAGGAGTTCAGGGTACAACTGGTATTCAGGGTGCTACTGGTACACAAGGTATTACTGGAACAACTGGCGCTCAAGGTACTCAAGGAATAACAGGATCTCAGGGAACTACTGGAACACAAGGTACTAATGGAGTTAATGGTACTCAAGGTACTCAGGGTGTTCAAGGAACAACAGGCTCTCAAGGCACTACTGGACTTCAAGGATTAACTGGAACTCAAGGTCTGCAAGGAACTTTAGGAACACAGGGAACTACTGGAACGCTTCCTACAATTACATTTAATGCACAAACAACCGCCTATACATTGGTTGCGGGAGATGTGAACAAGTGGGTTACACAGAGCGGTACTGCAAACATCACCGTTCCTTCAGGAACATTTAGCACTGGACAAGTTATTTATGTACAGCGCATTGGTGCAGGTGCGGTTTCTATTGTGGCAAGCGGCGTGACATTTACATCAAATGGATCTGCAAGCCCAGTGTTACGCGCTCAATACAGTTCCGCATCAATCCTTTGCACAAGTTCTAACAACTTCACAATTGTTGGAGACATTACCTAACCCATAACATTCCTACATCTGCGGTAGGCCGTAGGTTGGCTACTTTCCAACCTCCGTCAATCCAATCGTCAGATGTAAGTTGATGCCAGGCGTTGAGTTGATTGACATTGTTTGATTGCATGTTGCCCCATTCTTGCGGCTCTTGCAGATGGTTCACAATGTATTGCGCGGCCATTTCTCTGTAGCCCAGGGTAAATAAATAATCTAATTGATCCTCATGTTGATGCATGGTTTCAAATGTCCATTCAAAGCAAATCATTCCCCCGTAATGGCGGGTCATGCCTTTCATTACTTGCCACTCAGCACCTTCAACATCAATTTTGATTAAGTCAGGGTTGCCATACTTGTCTGCCAATGTATCAATCGTAATTGTGTTTACCTCAACCTCACGGTAAGGCTTTCCTTTGTATGGCATGCCATCTTTTGTGAGCCATTCTTGATTAAGCGTACTAAGCCCATCTTCATCTGCTTCATAAAACTTTAAGCGCTTGCCATCTTTGTCGCTCACAGCCATTTTAAGAGGCACAACATCAGAGTTGTAGATAAAGTTACCAACCAACTTGCCATAAACCCGTGGTGCGGCTTCTAAGGCTATTACGCGGTATCCCTGTTCTAACCCTGCAAGCACTGCATCACCACGATTAGCCCCAACATCAAACATCAACATTGGCAATCCTTTCAAGGTTGTGTTTTACCGCTGACAAATACCCTGGATCTATTTCCATCTGCTCTAAACGCTTGAGCAATTCAATACTTTCATCTTTGCGTCCAATCCACCAAGCACTCACTGCCTTTTCAAACAACAAAACATACTGGCCTTCATAGCCAACATGAACAGGAAGTGATGTATGTAAATGTTGATGCAATCCAATGCTGGCCCATGTGTAGCACTCCTGCCATTGGCCTAAACGCTCATGGAATTGAGATAACAAAAAGTAACCTTCAGGGCGGTAAGGCAAATAAGCCACAGCCTGCAATAAACAATTGCTTACAGTGGCATTACGATCATTTTGGTCATCAAAACAATGCGCAACTTTCAGAAGTGAGGCATAAACCAGGCTAGGGTGCGACTCATAACCGTATTCAGCGGTGCGCAAATAAAAAGATACGGCTGATGCTGTTTGATTTTGTTTCTCATACTCCACTGCAACATCAAAGTTAAGCGCTGGATTAAATGGATCTTTAGATAGTTCTATGACTAGATCCTCAATTTTCATAAGCCAGTGCCTCCATTATTAGATCCTCCACCACTACACCAGGCACTTGCAACACAAATGCGGCATTATCCTGGAAACCAAAAGACACCAAAAGGTTACCTTTGTGAACCGCCGCCCCTACACAGAACTCAACGCGGGCATCTAAGAATGAAAATTCTTTACTCAGCCCGATTACATTAAGTTCCTGATCCCATAAAACTAAGCGGTGGCGATAAATAGCATCTTTCTGCTTGAGGTAATTCTTGAATAGATCTACCTCATGGGTAATTGAGATGTACATGTTGCCCCACCGTATGACCTGACTAGATCCACGCTGATCTTTAGGCGCAATGGCTGTTGGCTTATGGAATACCTGTTCACATTCACCGCTGATGGGGTTGGCATAAACTAATTCTGTTGGCATAGTCCACTTGATGAAGTGATACGGCTTATCAAGAACTGGTATCCAATTCTTCTCACAATACGAGTTGTTAGGAAAGGGTGCATTGATGCGCACACGCCTGACTTCTTTGACTGCCCAGTTATCCCAATCAATCTCAATACGGCTGTACTCCATACGGCCCTGGCCATTGGTAGTTGTATCTCTGCGAACTCCCACCAGGTAATAGTCATCTAGCCACTGAACAACGCGGCAATCTTCTTCACCAACAAACTCCCAAATAGGTTCAACATCTAATTCAAATGTGTCCACTTTGGCATGATGAGTCATCTCAAGATCATCATTGAGGCGGCATAGGTAATTGACTGTTACAAGTCTGCGATCTTTCTCAGGGTGCAGGTATGACAGTGGCCCAAATCGGCTAGGAAACTTCTGCTCATTTTCTGCGTGATACAGCGTGTAATTAACATGGCGCAGGTTTACAAGAATGTTGTCCTTATCATCAATAAAGATTGATGGGTTCATTAGCCCTGTACCGCTGGTCAATCCATGTGGGATCACCAGGGGCGCAAGTTTGCCTCCGTGATGAACCGCCTTCTCTACTAAGTTCATAATCCTTACAATACATGATGTTGGAAAAATCGCTATCATTGCAACACGCCTGATTTACAAGGGGCATAACAAGGGAGATACGCATGGGTCTGCGTGACGGTATCGCAAGAGCAATAGCAACTAGCAACATTGATAAAGGCCCACGGTTACCTGCGGGTTCTGTAACAATGTCAGAAACCGACATGCTTAACCAAGCAGGCGGTCTAGCAATGCAACAGACATACGGCAACAATGTCGCACTCCCACGCGCACCATTTAGCGCAACAGTTCCATTTGGCCCAGGCAATCCAATTATCCCTGGTGCGATTAACCCAATTAATCCATCAACAGGCCGCCCTGAACCACGCCGTTATGAATACCAGGTAGCGCAGAACATCAACATTGTTCCAACGCGCTTAGTTCCATTTACAACATTACGCGCCGCTGGTGACAGTATTGACATTCTGCGCCGTTGCATTGAAGTAACTAAATCAAAAATTAACGGATTAGATTTTGACATTGTTCTAGGCAATGACGCATCAGAAAAAATTGCGGCTGAAGCAGGTGGCGATCATGTGCGCGCTATGGCTAAGGCCCGCGAAAAGTACACAGATGAAATTAACCGTTTGCGTGAGTTTTGGGAAAACCCTGACAAGGCAAACGGATACACATGGCAGGACTGGATCAACATTGCTGTTGAGGACATTCTTGTAATTGATGCGTGGGCTATCTACCCACAGCCAACAGTAGGCGGAGATCTTTACGGCTTACAAATTCTTGATGGCTCAACAATTAAGCCATTGATTGATGACCGCGGTATGCGCCCACTCCCACCTAACGCGGCGTTCCAACAGATTCTTTACGGTTTCCCACGCTCTGAATTCTCTGCAACAGAAGAAGATCCAAAAGCAGATGGTGAATTTACTTCTGATCAGTTGGCTTACATGGTGCGCAATCGCCGTTCAACAACTGTTTACGGATTTAGCCCAGTAGAGCGAGCGCTACCACTTGCTGACATTTATTTGCGCCGCCAACAATGGATCAGAGCAGAGTACACAGACGGTGTATTGCCTGAACTGATGTTTACAACAGATGAGGACTGGGGAACTAACCCTGATCTTTTGCTTGCTTATGAGCGTATCCTCAATGATGATCTTGCAGGACAGACAGAGCAACGCAAGCGCGCTCGCCTATTGCCAAAGGGCCTTTCACCAATTGTTAATGAAGGTTATGGCGAGAAGTTCAAAGACACACTTGATGATTACCTAATCACTTCTATCTGCGGACACTTTGGTGTACAGCCATCTGAAATTGGCTTTGCTCCAAAGGGCGGATTAGGCGGAGCAGGTTATTCAGAAGGACAAGCAGAGAACGCAGAAGCGCTAGGCATTGGGCCTCTTGCTAACTGGTTATCAAAGCAAATTACAAATCTTTCTTACACATACTTAGGCATGCCGCG